ATCTGCATCCATTTTAACGTCATCGGCGTCGTCTTCTGCATCATCTGCAGCTTCTTCGTCGTCTTTTTCGTCTTCGTCATGCATACCTTCTTCTTTAGAGTCCTCATCATCAGGGTCTTCATCATCTTCATGATAGCCCTCATCCTTTTCGTCCTCTTCGTCTTCATGTGCATCAGAGTTCATGTAGTCTTCTTCTTTTTCTTCTTCATCGTCTTCGTGAGCACCTTCTTCATGGTGTCCAGCTTTTACGACTTTAGCATCAGATGGGCCTTCGTCAGGTTCTTTCGTTCCTTGAATCCCGTCATCCTCTTCTTCTTCAATACCTTCTTCAGAATTAGAGTCTTCAGCTTCTTGAGTATCTTCATCTTCTCCCCATACTTTATAGACTGCATCCGTTAGGGTTTCTTCCCTTTCGACTGCTTCATCTTCGGAGAGTTCATTAGCAAGACCTTCTAGAGCTGTTTCTAGAATGTTATTTACTTTTTCTTTATCTTGTGCCATAATTGACAACTCCTTCTAATTTTACAGTTTCGAGAGGAAATCCTTAAACACTTTTTCTTGAACTGATGACAGTTCTTTACTTGGTGCTTCGCGAATTTCAGTCTCATACTTTTCAAGTTGCTGAGCTTTCAGAATACCGTTATCCCATACCCATTCTACGCCTTCCATGATGCCATTTACAAAGGCACCTTGAGCTGATGGGTCTTGAACGATATCTACTGTAGCAAGGAGATAGTCCTCTTGAACCATATTTACTCCCTGTACATTCTCAACTGTTCCCATACCACGACTAGAGACTCCAAGTTTTACTCCACCCTCAATTAAACCTTCAACGATTTTTCCCATTGGGGTGTTTAGAACTTGAGCCTTTCCAACAACATCATCACCGTCAAACTTCAGGCCAGTGATTTTGTGTGAAACTTTATCTAGGTTAATAGTTGGCCCCTCGGGGTGATCTAGTTCCCCTACTGCTCTTCCTGTTTTAACCTGTTCGTCAAGATACTTCTCGACGGCTCCGTACAAAACTTTTTTAGGATAGACACGACCATTACGGTTTTTCTTTTCGGCTTGCATAAAAATACCTTCAATGAAAGTACTTTTCTTTCCATCCTTTTCTTCAGTTATGTACTGTAAATTATCAAAATGTTCTGTAATAAGCTTCATATTACTCCTTAATTAAAGTCACCACTTACATAAGTAACTTTAGTAAAATGAATATCTGTCCCATCTCCGTAAACTCTTTCGGTAGGTTCTTTATATATTAATAAAGTTTGTTCATCTCCAATTGTTATAGATGCAGTTGCAGTAGTACTATCTGCTGTGCATATTTTTATTACACCATCTGCAGCAGAACTATATGCATAGAACAAACGGGCACTACCTAAATTAGTTGCGTTACCTGTACCATTAGCAGTAGTAGTTGTACCACCTAATTTTATAAAATTCATGATAGTATCCTTTATTTTTTATTAAAAATCTTACTTGCTGTTGCGACTCTTTTAACATTTAAAACTTCGTCTTGTTTATCTGTTATTTTCTTATTAAAAATCTCTTGAGCTTTTTCTTTGTCATTAGAATATAAAGCATTTAATAAATCTCTACTCATTTTTTATACCTGTCGTTATGTGTTATTTATATGATTTTGTGTTTCTGAAACGGGAATCATATCTTCTAAATTAGTTTTTGATTGAATATCAGATTCTAAAGTTGGGTTATTAGAGTTTAAATCTAAATCTAAATCATCTCCACCTTCATCTTTTTCATCACCTATTTGTTTATCTTGAAGTTTCATTTCTTGTTCAGACTGACCGAAGATATTTTTACGAACCCATTCTTTTGAGTAGTATTTACCAACATAGTCTTCCATTTGTTGTGCAATTTCAACTCGGTCTCTTAACACTTCAAATTCTTTTAATTCTGTAAAGTAATTATCTTTAATATAATCAATAGAAATTTCTTCACCCATATTATCCCAATCGTCATCAGTGATAATACCCTTTAATAATAATTGGGTTCTTAATGTATCAAGAATAATATATGAAAATCTTTTTCTTAATCTATCAATATACTTTTGGAACTTAACTTCTTCTCTATTGATTTCAGTAGCACGTCCAACTTGAAATCCACTTTCTGATTCTAATCTACTCAATGGTACATTAAGAGATTTGTATAGTTTCTTTTGGAAAAATAAAATGTCATCAATCTGTCCAAGGTTTTCACCACCTGGCAACGTAGTTATTTCAGTTCCTCTACCACCTTCACGACGAGGTAACCAAAAATCTTCTAACATAGACTTATGTCGTCTGTCATCTCGTACTTCACCTGTAGTTGCGTCATAAACAATTTTATTACGATACTGAGACATCATGTTTCGTACATATTCTTCTGCTTTACCTTTAGGAAGATTACCAACATCAATATAGAATATACGTCTTTCAGGTGCTCGAGATATACGATAGATAACTAAAGCATCTTCTAACATTCTTAATTGGTTTACCAACTTAATTGACTTATGAAGATGAGATAAAACTTTAGTTCTACTTGCATCCATAATACCACTAGTAACATATACCATTGCTTCTTTTGCAATTTTTATACCATCAGTAGCATCTGCGCCAGCAGAATATGTAGAATTAGTTCCCATTTCAGAATATACAAAATATTCATCTTCGGTTTCATTCAATGTAACACCCGTAAGACGGTCTGTCTCTGTTTTGATTTCTCGAACTTTTCTCATATGAATTGGGTCAACATATCGAAGTTCTTGTATACCATTTTTAGGATTTTCTTGGTCAGTTATTATATGAAAGAAAATTTTTCCGTCGACATAAAATCTTCGAAAGTAGTCTGCAGAATATTCGTTGAATTTAAGTAATTTTAAAACTGTATCAAACTCGTTTAAAATCTTTTCTTTTATTGAATCTTCGTATTGTAAGTCATCAATATTAAGTTCTACAGGAGCTCCATTAAGTCCTGTACAAATTGCTTCATCTACAATATTATCAATAGCAGTATCACATTCAGGTTGTTCTGATGCTCCACGATATTTAAGAATTAACTCTTTATCACTAGTAGTTGAAGTTCCGTCAATATCATAATATTGACCATAATAACCCCCAGCTGCGACTGTCTGTATACCCTCGTCATCAAATGGGGGGACAAATGACTTTATTGGTTGGGGCTCGGCTGATTTATTGTCTGCCGTTTTAAGACGTTTCTTGATTTCGTATCCAAATATTTCCATGATATACCTATTTATATAATTATATATAAAGAACTCCTCACAAAAGTGAGGAGATTCTTATATTATTTTACTAACCTATGAGGTAGTATTTGATTCCCAATATTGATACTGCAGTTCTACTGTAAACTCTTCGATTGCATCATTAGTGTCATAAGACAGATCAATCTGTGAGATATTTGTAGGGAACGAACCACGAATAGTGTACGTTTTGGTAATATTACCATCTCTATCCAACTGTTCAATCAACATATCTGCTTGATAATCAGCTGGGTTAGTGAGACCTGTATTTGCAACATGAGAATTAATTCCATTCATCCATGTTTCAAATGCGTTTCGTACATTCATTTCTTGGTCGTTAATAACAGTAATTGTCCAAGGTTCGAATGTTCTGTCACCTGCAACCTTTAACTGACGACCACGGAATGGAACGTCTATGTTAGCAATTACTGATGCAGGTAATCCAGCACCTTTAACCATAAATGATGTAAACTCTACATCACCTCCAGCATATGCTGGAAAGTTAATAGTGGCCTTAAACAAGTTAGGACGAGCGCCACCACCATTAAGTTTTGACTTGAAGTCATCTACTCCTAGAATAGCCATTGTTTACCTCCTCCTTAGTTTGAACCTACAATTTCACTGAACTCAACACCTGTTCGAGTTGCAATGAAGTTTAGTGTTATGAAGTTAATAGAACGTGCAGGTTTAATAAATATGTCTGCTACGAACCTGTTGGAATCTATGACTTGTCCTGTGTTATTTGTTTCGTCACAAACAACTAGGAAGTCAGTAATTCCCCGACGACCCTTGACATCTCGTAAAAACGGTTCTACCAAGTTACGGAATTGAGCTCGAGTAAACTCATCGTTCAATTCGAATAATTGGAATTTAGAAGCCGTAGCTACTGCTTTCTCAAGAGTTATGAATAATCTTCTTACATTGATTCTATCAAATGCAGAAGGTTTAGTTTGTGTTGTTTTATCACCGAATAATACAATACCTTGCCCTGGGAAAGATACAATTGGATTAACTCTACGTTTGTAAAGTTCATCTCTTTCTGTTTGGGTTGGGTTGAATGCAATTTTCGCGACACCTCTTAATCCACCTCTGTTGAATCCAGCAGGGGAGAACCAAGTTTCTGCAACGTCATCAGTGTTAGCACATAGACCAGCTAAATGACCTGATGCAGGAATATAAACAAACACATCATTATATTTGTCATAGACATATAGTGATGTACTGTCAATTATTCCGTAAGAACTAGAACTAATACTGTCAGCAAATGATTTTAAATTACTTAATTTAGTTGCTGAAGATGTGATATTAGCTGTTTTAGAAACTTCAGGTGATACAAATGCCACACAATCTTTTCTAGATGATGCAATATCTATAATAGAGTTTGCATTTGCTGATGTGTGACCACCACCAATTAATAAGTTTACTTCAACAGTTTCAGAATCACCAAATGCATCTTGGTAACCTGCTGTTATCGCACCGGCAGTAGGAGCAGTTCCATCAGCACCATTTGAAAGTGTTAATACTTTCGCAGTAGTTGCTGTTAATTCTTCTCCACACCATACCCACTCTGATCTTTCATTAAGAACATCATGGTAGTAGTTATTTGTTCCGTCAGATTTTTTATTTCCAGCTGTAATACTCAAGAAAGAATATTTTTCTAATACTGTACCTGCAGTACCACTAATAGCACCTGTATCGTCTTCGATTACAATGTGTACTTCGTTAGTGCCAGGAATAGTATCAAATTCTGTTGAGAATTCAACGGAGTCTGATGGACTATCAGATGATGTCATCGATGAATCGATGATATGAACTTTTAATGCATTACCTAACGCGCCAGGATATCTTGCAAAAAATTCACCATAAGCTGATGGAGAATCTCCACCAATTAGTGTACTTTTTTGTTCATCGTAGCTATCTTCATTGAAGATACGAATAAGATTAGCAGTTGATGTAGGTGAAGCATCTGATGTGTCACCTCCACTACCTGCTGATGAAGCGTTACCTGCATCACTTCCGACAACACGATAAACCTTCAGATTATTAGCGTATTCTAAAAATCCTTTAGCTGTAAAGTATTGTTCGTATATACTTGTCGTTGGCTTTTGAAATTCAGTTGCCAACTCTTTTTCTGACCCAATGGTAACAATTTCGTTTACATGGCCCCATCGGAATTGACCGACGATTCCACCAATCGAAGTCGAAACCGCTGGGATGACGTTTGTTAAATCAAGTTCATTGATTTCAACGCCTGGAGATACTAAGAATCCCATAATCGTTACCTCTTTCAGTTAATAATTAATATGTTAAACATTATAAGAATATTCAAATTTACTCTTGTATTTATACATATTAACAGTTACAAATCTTTCCATGTTCTTACTTGGTCAACCATATCTTGATATTCATTACTTTGACCATCACTTTTTATGTATCCAAAGTCTAACATATCGTCTTCTGTTAACTTTCTATCTTGATATAACATTTCTTTTAAATTTACTTGGTCTATATCACCAAATGCAGTATTAGAAACAAACCATCCAAACATTACACAATTCATTACCATATCATCATGTGCACCTTTGTCTGCTTCATAAGAACTACCTTTTGGTACAAAAGAACTTAATTCTTGTATTGTATCTGCATCATATACTTCTAAAATATTTTGTTCAATAATATCTTTTAAATTAGAACATCCAATACGTTTAATCTTTTTGTTCATGGTAACACCAATACCGTCTGATTTAATAGATGATTCTACAAATGTATTTTCATATTCTAAATCATAATATACACCATTACAAACCACTTGACCTACATCATTACTTTCAATTAAAACAACACAATTGTTATATAACATAGCTGTCCACACAATTAAATCAGGAAAAAGCAAAGGAGA